ATAGGGATATATCATCGTTTAAACCAAGATGGAAGACCTAAATGTAGACGTTTGTCAAACATATTATCTTTAGATCCTGGAGTTTTTTTATTATTATAGTGAAGAAATACTTGAGCACAGTCTTTACCTTTAAATTTTTCTCGCCAATGTTCTAATTCACAACCAGAATAGACTAACATATCACCGGGTTTTAAATTTACTTTAATGCCTTTTTTATTTATTTCTTCAGATGGTTCTAAATAAATTGGCCAATCATCACCACCAAGATTCATGGTCGTAGAAATTTCACAACTAAATCTATCTTTATGTCTTTTAAGAATATCACCTTTTTTATAAATCCTTGCATAGGTATAAGCTGGATATAGTTTTAATCCTGTAATTTTTTCCATAACAGGTTGACACTTTAACATTAAAGTTTCCATAGCTATGTCAGAATAATTTGAATAGGTGTGTGGGATTTGACTGTTAGCTCCTTCGTATTGACCTAATAATGTTTCATAAGGTGAAATGTATCTAGCATTAAGACAGGTATCTAATACCTGTCTTTTCATAAGAAAGTAATTGTATAAGAATAAAGCTAAATCTTTATTAATAGCTTGTTTTATAATTACATATTTATTTTTTTTAAACGACATAGATAATATTTATAACCATTCTGTTATTACAGTCGGTAGAGTTAGTTCCATTGTGAATAGTATCCGATGGAAAAAACAACGCTTTATTTGCTGTAGATTTTATTTTTTTATTTTTAATTTTAGTAAATCCATTATTACTATTTTTATTATAAATCATACTTTTATTTTTAGTGTTTTTGGGTGTGTCTTTATGTTTACTAAATTCAACAAGCGTTTCACTAATTGGATTTAAATTTGCTTTAACTCTTATTAAAGTTTTAAGTTTTATTTTTTTAAATAAAGGTTCTAAAATATAAAAATAACTAGAATTAATTTTACCATCTCTGTAAAAAACATGTGTCATTTGATAGTGAAACAATTCATTATCTCCATCTACTTTATAATTATTATAGTACCATGGAAAGTATTCTTCATTCATAGCATTATTAATAACTTTATAATTTTTATTAGATAAAAAATTATTAATTACTTTAAACGACATCTTTAGCCATTTCTTTTGGAACAGCTTGAATATTCCAGTGAATAAATCTAAAAGGTTCAATACCAAAATCTATTGAAAACTCGTGTTCTAAGTAACCAGGAAATATAAGTAAAGTTCCAGGTTGAGGTTTATAATGAACAAGTTCTGTACCATTAAATACTTCTTTTATTTGTGGTTTCATTTTTAATTTTGTAGCTCTAGCCCCAGTTCTCGGTTCGTGAAATATTGGGTATGATGTTTTCTTACTGCATTTTAAAAAATAAAATCCTGATACATGTTGATTCCAATGCACGTGTGCTGAATGATGTCCGCCACCTTTTTTAGCAAATTCTTGTACCCACATTTCACTAAGCATAGTTTGATATTGTGACATATCAAAACCTTGTTTATCTAAAAATTCCCAAGATTTATTTCCTATGTAACTTATAAAATCTCTAAAATTATTGTCAGCTGTTAGTGTAGTTGAATGATACGATCTCCCAAAGTCTCCAAGATTTTTTATATGTGCTTTAGCTTCCGGAAAATTTTTAGCAGCTTTAATATATTTGTTAGTAGCTTTAGTTAAAGATTTTATAAACTCTGGTTTTTGTTCTGACCAAATTGGTGTATTAAAATAATTATTTATTTGCATATGTAAACCATCCGGTTATTATATATTTAGTTTCATTTGTTATATTTCCTTTATGGGTATGTGTCCAAAAAGAAGGAAAAATAATTGTTCTTCCTATTTTTGCTTTTACTTTTTCTTTTTGATAAAAAAATTCTGTTTCCCCTCCTTTTTTTATATTATTTAAAAAGGTAGAAAAAACTAATATTCTTTCATTACTTTTGTTGTAACCACTAGATTCACAATGCCATTTAAAATAAGATTCATTAGGTTCATATTTTTGAATTTGAATATCTGAACTTATGGTCCAAGGTTCCTGACCTTCATCAACGTACTTATATTTTTGTATATATTTTTTTAAAATTTTATCTAACTCTTTAAGGTATTCATGTAATTCTAAATTGTCAAAATTTAAAATTATTTTAGTCATTTTAGAATATGGGTTATTAATTTTAATTTTTTGTTTTGAATTTTCAAAAACATTAATTAAGTTTTTACATACTTTTTTGTCAATAATATCTTGATGAATAAACATTATTTTTTTATAAAAAATAAACTTATTGTAAAACGATATGAGGGTCCAATAATATTTTGTGTTTTAATTGTGTGTGGTATTTTTCCATCAAAAAAAACTAATCTATTAGGAACATACGGATTTGCTAAATCAATTGTTTTTTTATCTTTTTTATAAAACATGGTTTCTCCACCCCATTCTGGATTCCAAGTTAAATTTGCATAATACAATGCAACCGACATGTTTGGATGCACATGAATAAAATTTACATCTAAAGGTTTAGTTAAATTAACAATACATTTTAAATAATTATCTTTAGGTATTTTAAATTTTTTAAGTATGGGTTTTAAAATTTTAATTTTATCTAAATCTTCTTTACTATAAATACTGTGTAAATTAGGATAAGGTTTATGTTGAGGTTCGTCACTATCTTCCCATCCTATTTTAAAATATGATTTATTTACAAAATCATATATTTCTTGACAATGATCATTCTCATAAAAATTATCGTGTACTTGTATATTCATATTATTTAAATGGATATCCTAGGTTCCACATTACCAATGAATATCTTGTTCCTTTCGTTACGGGTTTAACTCTATGCCATACAAATGATGGAAACACAATAATAGACCCTTTAGGTAATATTTCTTTTGCTTGTTTTAAATGTTTAGCTTCTTCTCTCATATGTGGATCATAGTTTCTAAAATCAAATTCTAGTTCACCACCTTCATATTCTGAACCATCAGTTAACTGACAAGTCATAGATAGTTTTCGAATTTTACCATTGTCTAAACCTTCTTTGTCATAAGGTTTGTCCCAAGAATCACGATGCCAATCATAAAATTGATTGAGTTTATATTTTGTAAATTGACAAGATTCTGATCTTTCCCAATCAAAATTCCAACCTGCATTTTTATTAGCTTGGTGAATATAGGGATGTAGTTCTTTATAAATCCAATCATCATTTAACCAAACCACATCTGATTTTCTTTTTTTTTGCATATTTTTAATTTCATCTTTGTTTAATTTTTTATTCTCATAAGCACCGGTTCTAGCCATAGTTTCCGATTGTGATAACCCGTGTTTTATAATATCATCACATATTTTAGGTGGTACTGCAGATGTAAAATACCAATAGTAATTAGTTACATTCATTGATAATTAAAGTTTATTACAACTCTCCTTTTTTGATCTGTACAAGATGATCCTGAATGTTCTAGTGTAGAATTAAATTCCACCAATTTATTTTCTTCACTAATAATTTTTTCCCCATTTTTAAATTTAGTGTAACCATTGCAATTGTTAATATAAAAAATACTTGTTTTTCCTATTTTACGGTCAATATGCATTCCATGTTCTATTATTTTATTTGTTTGTGTTAATAAATTAGCTTTTACTCTTAGCAATTTTTTGTATTTTAACTTTGATAAAATTGGTTGTATAAGATCCATATATTCTTGAGAACAATTTTGAGAATCTTTAAAAAAAAGAAATTCAAATTGAAAAAAACCATCATCTTTGATGCTAACACAATCAATAAAATACCAAGGAAAATAAAGTCCCATCATAAAGTCTTGCATATTTTTAAATTTTTTTTTAGATAAAAATTTTTTATGTATATTCATAAGTTATGGTCTGTACAAAGTTTAAAGATTTTTTCTGATTGTTAGTTAGGTAATACATATTAGTAGATGGAAACATTATAAATTTATTATTTGTAAGTGGTATATCCCAGCTTCTACCTTTACGTCTGTTATCTTCATAGTGTATCCGAACATTACAATCTTTGACTTTTACACCATATAATAGTGTAAAGTCTGGAGAGTTACGTAGATCTACTGGATCTATATTTAATAAAGGAATTGTTATTTCTTGAGGTTTGTAAATATTACCCCACGTGTCTTTGTCAACTAAACTAATACTATGTTTTAAATTAATAAAATCTTTTATGTAAACGTTTAATTTATCCCAAGTTTTTGAAAATTTAAATTTTTCATTATTTAAATCAGATTGTAAAATATGATGGGCTAAATCAATTTTATCTATTTCCCAATTTTTTGGCATTGAGACATCGCCATAATATATAGCTTGTTCTGTTAATACTTTCTTCTGCATACCTACAAATATAAATAATGTATATATTTTATAGTGTCAAGTATTAAGCTAAAGCGTCTGTCAAATCCCAAGATGTATTAGCTTCATTCCAAGCGTAATACCATGCATGAGTATCGGCTGTGTTTTGTGATTCTTGTTCAGTTGTTAATGCTGGAGCATCACCAATAGGCGATTTCCAATATGCTGTAGTAAGATCTTTTATCCAAGATGCATAAGGTTTTGGAGGCCAAAAAATTTGATCATCCTCGTCCCAAGTATAGCCAGTAGCTGCAGAGTTTCCTCTAAGTGCTTTTGTGTTATCACCTGAATTATGTGCGTTACGATGTGTATTATAAGATGTTTGAATCCATAAATGTGCAGGCCAATTTGAATGTGTTTCTAAATAAGTTTGTCCAACAGTTTCATTTTCAACACCATCAGCATTAAGTATGTCTGAATTGTTTACGACATCAACTCTTAGTACTTCGTTTGTTTCTGATATTTTTGCAAAATGTGCCATAATTTTTTATTGAAATTTATACCTTATTATAACTAAACCTGATCCGCCTGCTCCACTTCCGACATCAGAGTTACCCGCTCCACCGCCACCACCACCACCGCCAGTATTAGAACTTGCGCTAGATCCAGGACTATTTGGAGATCCACCAGCTGCACCACCACCAGGTCCGCCAGGTCCAGGTCCACCGGGTCCACCGCCACCACCGCCACCGGCTCTTGCAACAGGTGATCCATTAATATTAGTTGTAGCTCCATTTCCACCAGGTTTTCCTGTAGGGTTTACTGAATCTCCTCCTTGAGTTGTTGCGCCACCGCCACCGCCAGCAGCTCCACTTCCGTATCCACCAGGAGTACCTTGAGGCGGACTAACAGGAGGTGTATTACCAGCTCCATCAGCACCGGGTCCACCAAAAGCAATGTTTCCGCCGCCACCACCAGATCCACCAGGCTTACCATTATTAACAGGAGCAGGGGCATTATCATTACCACCGCTTCCACCACCTGTTGAAGTTATACTTGAAAAACTAGAAGGGCTTCCATTGTTTCTTGTGTTGTCGCCACCTGGACCACCGCCACCTACTACGATTGGATAACTTTGTATAACGACTGGTAAAGCTGCTACACATGCTCCTAAAGGACTAGATGTATAACCACAACCTGTAGTTTCTCTAAAACCACCTGCTCCACCACCGCCACCACCTTTAGCAAGAGGGTGGTTAATACTTTCACCGCCACTAGCGCCACCGGCAAGAACCATATAATCTACTACAGCAAGAGCACCTGATCCTGCTTGCACTTCAAACGTTCCATTTCCTGTGAATGTGTGTACTTTATAATTTGTATCTACAGTTGTTATTGTTCCACCAGTTGCTACAATAAAAGCAGCAGGGGGACCACCACCAGCACCAAATCCTAAGACTTGATAACCAAAAGATTTACCTCGGGTTGATTTTTTTTTATTTGAACTCTTGCCTTCAACAGTAAGAGGTTGATTTAATTTGTCTCTCATATCTAAATTCCTTATGCGTCGTTAGCCGCGTCAGTAGTAAAGAATAGTTTAATACCTAGAACTCTACATTCTCCAGTAAAAGTATCTCCACCATCGTCTGCTTTTCTAAATAATTGAAAATAAGTTTGTTCACCCGCTGCAGGAGAACCCGCAACTGTCATAGCACTAGTTTCACTTGAGATTTGTTGATCTC